ATTAAAAAATATTAATAATATTGGAATTTGTAAACTGGACTATAGTGATATTCAAAGAAATGGAATTTTAGGAGTAGTGTTAAACGCTCTAGAATCTTGAGGATATATGTTATATGATTATAAATGTACTAATTGCTCTCATGAATTAATAGATGTTTATCAATCTATAAAAGATGAGGCTTTAGTTACGTGTCCTAGCTGTGGAAAAGACACGCTAAATAGAGTAATATATGGTGGACTAGGTTCTTTCATGAAGGACGTAAAGACTATCGGACAGCTAGCCGATAGAAACTGGACTAAGATGGGGTCATATCAAAAATCTGAAATAGAAAATAAAGCAATCCAGAATAAGCCTAAAGAAGAATCGGCATTTAATTTTGCTGGAGATGCTAGTAAAAAAGATATCAATAAAATGTCAGCAACTCAAAAACAAAAATATATAATGACGGGTGAAAAATGAAATTTATAGAACAATTAAATAAAGAAGATCTTAATAGTAATACTGTTGAAAATTTATTTGATATTAAAGGATATCCACTTTCAGATAAAGATGAAAAAATATTTGCTAGAGCGTTGAGCATTGATATTGGAAAAAACAAGACTCAAAAACAGTTCTTTATTAGAACATATAATAACACCCCACTTGATCCCCTTGGGCCAGAAGCCAGAAGAGAAATTTGGATTAGAACAGAATTAAAATCAGTATCACAAAAAACATTTGATTACTATATAAAGTATCTACAAACGAAGAACTCGTTATATATGACAAGAACTCAGAGGAGCTATATTAATGGCTAATAAGAGAGGACCACTAAGTAAAATAGAAATATTTTATATTCTAGAACACGTAAAGATTGGTAAAGATATAAATGATATAGCATTAGATCTTGATAGGCCAATAAAGTCTATTGAAAAATATATAAAAAAATCTCAACCATCAAAATCGTCACAGCAAGCACAGCAAGCAAATACAACATCTCCTAGATTAACTGCTGGAGATCAATTTATTAAAAGGGGTGGAACTGTTGTTATGACAGAAAACGCTTCGACTATATCAGATTCTCGTAAAAAGTCAATATCTTCTAAAAATCAAAGTTGTATAACTAAAGTAAGAAGCGATGAATAAGGTTATAGTTAGTTCAAAGGATAAAATGAGTATGATTACCTCGCACGAACAGTGGCTTCAAGAATATCGTAAAGATAAATATAAAGTTTGGATAAGAGCCACTTTGTCTGACAGTACAGAATATTATTTACCTAATCACGAATCTTGGGTGGAATTAAAGCCGATTTGTGAAAATAATAAATTGAATATTATTAAAATTGGTCTTCAGTATAGATCAAATTTTATTGAGGTTGACACGGCTGATGCCGATGGTGTATACTTGATCAAGTCCATAATTGGCATGATGGGTGAAAATAGTAAGCAAACAATTACTATTGGTAAACTGTATGGTAATATTGTAAAAAAAACCATGTGGATTACACCAGAGTTGGTATCAGAATTACAGAGTGAAGATAATATTGATGATTGTTTTAAGGAAGCGTTGATATTAAATTATGGCAAAAAAACAAAAACCGGAACTGTTTAGTCAAAGCTATCAAAAAGAGTGGTCAGAAACACACAAATATAAACATATTCATACTGGTGAATATTGTACTTTTGAAGCGTATGTTGCAGAATATATTGTATTGAGAAGATCAGAAAAATTGAATTTGGGTAAACCATCATATAAATTTTGGACTAAGGGAGATCCCCTACATTGGATATGGAAGAAGCAATATGGTGCGGCCTTACAGCTAAAAAAGAAATATGGCGAAGAGGCGGTACTAAAAGCTGTTCAGTCTAAAGATTTTGATAGACTATTAGTAATAGGTATTCAAAATGGAAAAGGTTATAAAGTAAATCCAGAAGCAGAGAAAGTTATAGCAAAATATTATCAAATATTACAAAATGAAAACAAGAAAATTGATGTTAATCTTGATGTAGAAGTTTCAGAAAAAAGTCTTGAAACTAGGTCAACACAGAGCTATAATACAAAGAAGTCAACCATAAACCAATTGAGGAACCTATGAGCAAAGTCAAGAAGGCTAATAAATTTAGCGAAGATGAAGTTAGTAATTCTGTGGTTAGTAAATATGGAGATGTGGTCAGAAGTGGTACTGAAGTTTTACAGAATATCAATAATCTTAATGTTATTAGTATTTCTCCAGCTTTAGATATAGCCCTTGGGGGCGGCTTAAGGGAAGGCTCTGTTGTTGTTATGACCGGTGATCCAAAAAGCGGTAAAACAACCACAGCTTTACACTTTGCCGCTAAGTGTCAGAAAAAGAATAAAAGGGTTATTTATATTAATACTGAAGGCAGATTATCCAAACAAAACTTTGATGGCATTAAGGATTTAAGCTCTGATAATATTATTATAATAGAATCAACAGATGAGAGGGTTCTTTCGGCAGAAGACTTTTTAAATATTACTGAATATTATATCAATAATGATCCCGGCTGTTTAATAATTGCTGACTCATTATCTAACATGGTTCCAGCCGTTGAACTTGAAGGTGAAGTTAGAACTGGTGTTAGAAACGCTTTGCCAAGATTGCTATCAATGTTTTTTAAGCGTATTAGTGGAACATTAATGAAAAATAAAACTATTCTAATATGTATAACACATAATATAGCTAATACCGGCGGTTCTCCATATGCACCACAAAAAATGGCAGACTGTGGTAACATGTTGCAATATCAAGCTGGAACTAATATGGTTATTACCCATAGGGGAAAATGGCAAGTACCAAAGGATACTGGTCAACACGTTGGTCAAATTGCAAATTGGTCTATTAAAACTTCTAATGCTGGCGGTAGACCTAATAGTACAGCGGAAGGTTGGATTAGATATGGTATTGGGGTAGATGAAATACAAGAAGTTATACAAATAGCTTGTGAGTTTAGATTAATTAAAGCCGCTGGTGCTTGGTATACAATATCATGTGCTGTTGACAATATAGATAATCCCTCAGTTAAAAGTTACATAGAATCAGTTAATGCCAATACGCCAGAAGAAATTGAGAAATCTCTTAAATTTCAAGGCATAAATGCAGTAGCCGAATTTCTTAATGAGCATACTAGTATAGCTAATTTTATATATGAAAAAATTAAGGAGTTACATTGAAGGCTAAAGGCATAAACGGCAGAGAGTATACTTGGAATTTAATCAAGTATGATGTTTTTTATGACGATAACAGAAAGCGTTCAAAATATCATATTCGTGCTAGAAATCTTTTAAAAGAAATCTATAATAGCTATAGAATACTAGAAGAAGTTAAATTGCCGGGAAGTACTTCGCTTAATAGAAAATCTGTTTTATATCTTGATTTTTATATACCATCACTAAAAAGAGGGTTTGAGGTTCATGGTCAGCAACATTATGAGTACTGTGAATTTTTCCATAAAAATAAGGCAGATTTTATTAAAGCAAAAGTCCGCGACGAAGACAAGATATCTTGGTGTGAATTAAATGGAATTGAATTGATAACCCTAAAATATTCAGAAAGTGACGATGAGTGGCGAAAAAGAATTAAAAGCGTCTGAAAAACTAGCAGAACATATATCATCCATTAATGAGTATATTAATGCCAGTAATACTAAATTTGCTTCTTTTAGAGAAGAATATTTATTAGTTTCTGATTTATCTTTAGATCAATTAAAAAAGTATAATCAGCAAGAATTATTTGATGCGGCATATCTAATATACGGATACGCAACATATATTCAAGATGAAATTAATAAAAATAAAGTTGCATTAAACTGGTGCAATGATCAAATGGAAAAATTGATTGTTAAATATAGTGATGAGTTTGGTCAATACACTAAGCACGAATCTAAAAAACATATATTATCACAAAGTAATTCTTACGCGGCATCTTTAGAAAACATGAGAGAGGTAGCAGAGGCTAGACTGCAATCTTTAGACGGAAAAGTATATGAATTGAAAAGAAAGGGAGATATTTTACTAGAGAGGGGAAAAAGATCATGAGTATGAACGATTTTGTAAATATGCTAAACGATGATCAAAAAAAAGCATTATTAAAAGCTTTAACCGAAGATAGCCCGACTTTAGAGCAAATTCCAGAAAATGTTAAAAAAGAAAGTATAAATCATATTCAATCTTCAATACGTCCAACTGCTAACGTAAACGATGATTTTACCATTAATAGGCAGGCTACTACTAATAATAGGAGAAAAGAACAAGTGAAAGGTAGAAAAAATAACTGGGTAGACAATGGCGAATTTAGAGACATAGAAACGCCACAGTTTGAAAAAACACCCAGAAGAAGAGAAGCTTCAAAGAAGGTAGATTTAGAGTGTCATGTGTGTGGTAAGTCTTTTAAGGCTGACCCAAAGTTTGTATATGGAGAGTATCATCGCTGCAATAGGTGTACTGGTAAGTAATATGGAAACAAAATTAACTGATATTGGATCAGAGCGGGCTGTATTGGCCGGTATACTTCAACACGGTATAGATGGATATGTTGCAGTATCTAATCTAATTAGCGGCGACACTTTTGGTCATGTTAATAATCAAATATTATACAGGTGTATAGAAAAAATTATTTCTAATGATCAAAAGATAGACATAACATCAATCTTATCGTCAGCGGCTCAATTAAATCTTTTAGACAGTATTAATACTCCACAGGAAATAAAGTACATAAAATCATTATTTGATTTTCCAATAAGTAGAGATAATATATTTAGTTTTGCTATACAAATTAAAAAGTTTGAATTTGCACGTAAGATTAAAAAGTTAACATCTAAAATTCATAAAGATGTTGATACTATCACCGGAACAGAATCAATTAATGAAATTATACAAATTCTTGAGAATCCCGTCACAGATTTTCTGAGAGAGGATGACGGTGGAGAGAATCCAGAGAAAATTGGAAAAGATATTCAAGATTATGTTAAGTTCCTTGAGGAAAATAAATGTGATATTATAGGTATACCAACCGGATTTAATAAGTATGATGAAGCTATAGGCGGCGGATTAAGAAGAAAATGCGTTGATTTAGTATCTGCACGACCAAAGGTTGGTAAGAGTGTTTTTGCTGATAATGTTGCACTAAATGTTTCTAAGCGTGGCGTACCAGTATTGATGCTAGATACTGAAATGTCTAAGGAAGATCATTTAAATAGATTAATTGCAAATATTAGTGGAGTTCCCATTAATGATGTTGCAACTGGTAAGTTTATTGACGATGAAGAAAAACACGCAAAAGTATTAGAAGCTATTCAACAAATAGAATCCATACCATATAGCTATATAAGTGTTGCCGGTAAGCCATTTGAGCAAATATTAAATCTTATCAAAAGATGGGTAATGCAGGAAGTAAAAAATGACGATACCGGTAAAACTAATGATTGCCTTATAATATATGATTATCTTAAATTAATGTCATCTAGTTCTATCACTAATAACATACAGGAATATCAAGCTCTAGGATTTCAAATTACTTCACTTCATAATTTATGTGTTAAATTAGATATACCATGTTTATCATTCGTTCAGCTTAATCGTGATGGCATAACCAAAGAAAGTACTGATGCGGTTTCTGGATCGGATAGACTAATATGGTTATGTACATCTTTTTCAATCTTTAAAATTAAGTCTCCAGAAGAGTTAGCAGAAGACGGTCCTAATGCTGGTAACAGAAAATTAGTACCGATAGTTTCTAGGCACGGTGCTGGTCTAGACGATGGAGATTATATCAATATGGTAATGAATGGATCACATGCCAAGTTAAGGGAACTTAAAACTAGAAACGAATTTAAAAATCAGCCAGTTGGCGATACGGGATTAATTGATTCAGACACTTTAAATAAAATAAAACAAGATGAACTTACAAATAACTAAAAAAGAACTTAATTCAAAATATGAATTGATTTTTAACAAACTTGGTATGAAATATGAAGTTTTTGGGGGTAATGTATATTCTACTTGTCCAGTTCATAATAATAGCGACAACCCAAGAGCATTCTCATTCTCTTTAGATAAGGGAATATGGAAATGTTGGACTAGAGATTGTCAACACCAATATAGAAATGATATCATAGGTTTAATTCGCGGGGCTTTATCTAACATTGAGGGTGAAGATATTGGCTTCTCTAAAGCTCTTAAATGGGCTTGTGAATTAATTAAAATTAAACATGATCACATCATACAGGATACAGCAATAAATGATTCTGATGAATTTTCAAAGCTTGTAGCATCTCTTAAAGAATCTAACGACATAATAGAATATAGTCCAATAGTTATGGAAGATTTAACATATCCATCAAAGTATTTTATTAATAGGGGATTTTTACCAGAAACTTTACAGTATTTTGGGGTTGGTGATTGTGCTAATCCTAAATCCAAGATGTTTGATAGGTCGGTTATACCTATCCACGATGATTCTGGACAAAACATTGTGGCTATAATAGGTAGGTCCACAAAAGAATATAAGTCGCCAAAATTTTTATTTTATCCAAAAGGTTTTGTGAAAACTGGGCTTCTTTATAACTATCATAGAGCAGTAGATAAAGTCAATAAGAGTAAATGCATATTCATTGTAGAAGGTCAAGGAGATGTTTGGAAATTGCACGAAGCAGGAATTACCAATTCTATGAGCATATTTGGTAAATCTATAAGTAAAGATCAAGAAATTAAATTAAATAAGTTACATTTAACACATGTTGTTGTCTTAACAGATAATGATCAAGCTGGAAGAGAGTCTAAGCTACAAATACAAAGACAGCTTAATAGAATGTATAAGTTGAGTTTTCCCAAAATACCAACTAAGGATGTTGGGGAAATGACAGTAGATCAAATAAAGAAAACTATAATATCACAATTAGGGGATGGATATTTATGAAAATTATTGGAATAGCTGGCAAAAAACAGTCTGGTAAAAATACGGTAGCTAACTATATTAATGGCTATGTTTTAAAAAACATGAATATGGTTAGTGATTTTTATATAGATGAGAATGGTAAACTTATAGTTCAGACGGTAGACGCTAACGGCGATAGCGGATATGGTGAACTAGATGTTACTAGAAAAGATAAAGTATTTATAGAATATGCCAGCAAAGAATTATGGCCTTATATTAAAGTGTATCATTTTGCAGATCCACTAAAAGAAATGGCTATTAATCTATTTGGTATAAGCCAACATGATGTATATGGGTCTAATGACGATAAAAATAAACCAACATCTTTAGAGTGGAAAAATATACCAAGCGGAACTAAAAAGAGTGGAAGCCCTACGGTTAGAGAATTTCTAGAACACTTTGGAACAAAGATAATTAGAAAAATTAAAGATGATGCTTGGGCTTTATATTCAATCAAAAAGATTATTTTAGAAGAACCGTCTTTAGCGATCCTACCAGATGTTAGATTTCCCAATGAGGTTGAAGCTATTCATAAGGCTGGCGGAATAGTAATTAGATTAACCAGAAATGTTTTTGATAGTGACGCAGAAGCAGAGGTTGCATTAGATAAAGACTATTTTGATTGGTCAAATTTTGACATTGTTATAGATAATTCTAACTTAACTATTGAAGAGCTATGTGAAAAGTTGAAATCAAATAACACAATTTGGAGCATATAATGCTGATAACTTATATAAGATCTTCTAGTTATAATAATTATGCTTATTGCCAGATGCAATATTTTATAACTTATGTTTTGGGGCATCAACCAGATAGCGGCAAAAAGGCAGAACTTGGCACAATTGTTCATAAAGTTCTAGAAATTTTAGCTAAACTTAAAAAGTACACTCAAGATAATCCTAAAAAGAATACTTTATCCATAGAAGATGACGCTTTGGGTAAAATAAATATTAAAAAATCAGAACTCTTTAGTAAAGATACTGTGGATGACATATTAAAACTAAGTTTTAAATTTTATACAGTAGACTCAAAACACAATTTCACTAAGGGCGATAATGATAATTGTCATAAATTAATTTGGGATACCCTAAATTACAACGATGGTCAGTTTGATCCAAGATATAGGAAAATAGTAGAAGCCGAACCGCATTTTGATATACCAATAGAGGAAGATTGGGCTTTTTTTGAATACGAAGTAAATGGTCAAAAAATTAAGGGACAACTAGCAATCAAGGGTACTATTGACTTGGTAACAGAGTCATCTGATGGAATAATAGAAGTTATAGATTGGAAAACTGGTAGAAGATTAGATTGGGCTACTGGCGAAGAAAAAACATATGAAAAACTATGTTCTGATCCGCAGTTGTTGCTATATAATTATGCAATATCTAAGCTATTCCCCCAGTACAAGCAGTCAATTATGTCTATCTTTTTTATCAAAGACGGTGGCCCATTTTCTATGTGTTTTGATAAAGATGATGAAAAAAAGTTCCTAAAAATGCTTAAAAACAAGTTTGAAGATATTAAAAATAATGCCAAGCCACAGCCTATATCTCAAAATAGAGATAACTGGAAATGTGCCAAATTATGCCATTATTGTAAGACTAAGTGGCCGGGAACAGATCAAAACATGTGTATATATATAGAGAATAACCTTAAAAACAATGGTATGGATCACACCATTAAAGAGTGTACAAAAGAAGGTTTCCAGATAGGATTTTACGCTAGTCCCGGTTAATACGGATAAAATATGCATAAAAAATTGTTAACAATAGGTATGTCTACCTATGATGATTATGATGGGGTATTTTTCTCTATACAAGCCTTGAGAATGTATCACCAGCTATGTAATACTAACTATGTTGAATTTATTGTATTAGATAATAATCCAACCAGCATTTACGGACAAGAGTGCAAAAAGTTTGTAAATGGTCAACAAAATATGAAATATATAGAGTATGGTGAAAAACCAAGCTCATTCAATAAATATAAAATAGTTGATTATTCTGATGGAAAATACGTATTAATTATAGATTGCCATGTTTTAATAGAAAGTGATGGTATTGCTAATTTAATTACTTATTTTAACAATAATCCAGATTGTAAAGATCTTATTCAAGGACCATTGTTATATGATGATCTAAATAACGTGTCTACCCATTTTGATCCAAGATGGAGCGGAGATATGTATGGAGTGTGGTCTACTAATTATGAGTTATATAAATCTGGCGAACCATTTGATATACCAATGCAAGGAATGGGCTTATGCGCTTTTGAAAAATCTGCTTGGATGGGAATTAATCCATCATTTAGAGGTTTTGGTGGAGAAGAAGGCTATATAGCAGAAAAGTTTAGAAAAAATGGCGGTAGAAATATTTGTTTACCTTCTCTTAAATGGAATCACAGATTTGGAAGACCTAGCGGGGTAAAATATCCATTAATATTAGAAGATAGAATTTGGAATTATTTTATTGGATGGTTAGAAATTACACGCGATCCAGAACATCAAATGATTAAAGATATATATGAATATTTTAAAAATAAAATTCCATCTGGAAGTATAGACAACATATTTAACAGTGCTAAGTTATTAATACTAAATTAGGAGATTATTATGCCAATTCCACACAGAAGAAAAGAAGAAGATAAAACAAAATTCGTATCACGTTGTATGGGTGATAAAGTAATGAAAAAGGATTATCCAGATAATAATCAACGTGTTGCAATTTGCCTAGATCAAGCTACCGCAGACTGTGACTGTGTAGAAGCGGCCGATTTTAGAATGAATTTTAATACATTTGGATACGAAGAAGAAATTGATGAAGAAAATTTTTACGTACCAGCAGAAGCTGAATATGTTGATTTTGAAGAAACTGTTGAAGAATGGAATATTGCTGGCGAAAAGCCGGGACTATGGGATAATATTCGTAAAAAGAAAGAGCGTGAAGGTAAGAATTATAAGCCAGCCAAGCCCGGTGATCCAGATAGACCATCAAAAGAATCTTGGAAAAAGTCTCAGGCTCAAGATGATCCAAACGAAGAAGTTGATATGCTTAAATCACAAATAAGCAAAATTATGACTCAAGCTAGTCAAATGCTTGAATTATTAAATAGCATGGGAAATATAGAGATTCCACCTTGGGTACAAGACAGTGTTTCAAAATCAGAAACACACATAGAAACAGCTTATGATTATATGTTGTATAGCGGCGAAAAGGAAACTGAAAGTGCTGATGCCGCAGAAAACCCAAAAGTTAAATTAAATAAACCATTTAGAACTCCAAGCGGACCAAAGAAATTTTCTGTATATGTTAAGAATGATAGTGGGAATGTTGTAAAAGTTAACTTTGGCGATCCCAACATGGAAATTAAAAGAGATGATCCAGAAAGAAGAAAATCTTATAGGGCTAGACATAACTGTGATACTCCCGGCCCAAAGTGGAAAGCAAATTATTGGAGTTGCAAAATGTGGTCAAAAACTAATGTTTCAGATTTAACCTAGTGGAGAATAATGATGGCGAATAAATCAATAGATAAATTATTAGAAACATCGGCACAAGAAGTAGCTGGATATTCTAGCGATGCCGTAATAGAACTTATTAAGAAATCTTTAAATATTCACTGGCAGCAAACAACTGCTTTAACCGCTCAAGCAGAACATCTTGATAGGTGGGGTTATAAAAAATTAGCAGCTATTATTAAAGAAGATTCTAGGCAGGAGCAGGAACACTCTGCTATTAATATTAAGAGATTAGAATTTTTTGATGCTGACTATCAACCATTAACTGTTAGTACTCCAGTTTGGAAGCGTCACGATATGGTTGCCATGATTCAGTATAATCTAGATTCTGTTCGTGAAGCCTCTGTAACTGAAAGAGCAACAATAGTTGCTGCTAGATCAGTTGGTGATGAAATTACTGCAAATATGTTTATTGAATTATTACAGGGTAGTGAAGATGGTATTGTTCTTTATGAAAGTTATTTAAGATTAATACAGGAAATGGGCCTAGACAATTTTCTATCATTACAGGTATAAAGTTATTTGAGGATCAAGAAGAGTTGATTGTTTATAAGTGGGATAGTACGCTATAATAGCATAGCGTGGTGTTGAATAATTGATATAGAGGAAAAATATGTTGAAATGGTGTCCACTCAGAAATTATACGCATTATAGTTTGTTAAAAGGTTTTTCAAAACCTAATGAATTAGCATATAAGTGTAAAGAAAATGGTTACGTTGCTTGTGGCATTGCTGATTATAAAACAATATCTGGCGTTGTTTCATTCTATAAAGCTTGTAAAAAACATGGCATAAAGCCAATTATTGGATGCTCGTTTGATAATTGTACATTATTTGCTAAAAATAATAAAGGCTGGCACGACTTAATTAAGCTAGTGTCATCCATAAATGACGATGGAAATATATCTAATGATATATGGAATAATATTTTAGCCAAGGATAACTTGATTAGTGTTAATAATAATATAGAATTAATACCAGTGAGTTATTATGTGAATTCGGATGATGCCACCCTGCATAGAGTATTACTATGTTCAGAGTTAAAAACTACTCTACCCAAAATTAATAAGCAAATACAAAAAGGTGAACTATCTAAAGAGTTAGAGTATCAGTTTCTTAATAATGACTTATGCATTTGGTCTAAAGATAAGGTTGAAGAGATTAGTAAAAATTCATCTATAGATGATTTAAAATACGTAGATAATATCATAAATTCTTGTGAAGAATATGATATATTAAGCAAGCCAATTTTACCAAAATTTCCTTGCCCAAATGGAGAGTCAGAAGAAGAATATTTAAAACAACTTTGTAGGGACGGTTGGAAGAATTTATTAATTCAATCTGGAAAAGTATCAAAGCCAGAAGATAAGCAAAAATACGCTGAACGTTTTGATGAAGAATTCAATGTGATTAAAGATGCTAATTTGTTTGGATATTTTCTTATTGTGCAAGATATCATAAAATATGTAAATGATCAAGGGTGGCTTTCTGGTCCCGGCAGAGGTTCAGCGGCTGGCTGTTTGATTTCTTATTTAATTGGTATCACAAAAATTGACCCATTAGAATTTGACTTACTATTTTCAAGATTTTATAATGCTGGTCGAAATAGTGCTGATCATATATCATTGCCAGATATTGATATGGACGTTCCAGCAAAAAGGCGTGATGATGTTTTGTTATATATAAAAAATAAATATGGTCATGATCATGTTAGTCAAATGATTACATTTGGTAGACTTCAAGGTAGAAGTGCTATAAAAGAAGTTTTACGTATTAACGAGGCGTGTTCTTTTGGTGAAATGAATACTATAACAAAGAATATACCTAATGAAGCAGAAATATCTGACCAGCTAGCAGATATGGATGATGATAATAGATCTATTATTAGGTGGGCATTAATCAATAATCCTAATGAGTTAAGAGATTTTTGCCATATTAATAATGATGGAAAACTTGAGGGTGATTATGCTGAATATTTTGATCAAGCAATTAAGATTGAAGGAACGTTTAAAACACAGGGAAAACATGCTGCTGGCGTGGTTATATCAAAACACAAACTAAAAGATGTATGCCCGATGGTTAGTCAGCGTGACTCATCTGAAAAAATTGCTGGACTAGAAATGTCAGATCTTGAAAGTTTAGGTCATGTTAAATTTGATGTGCTAGGACTTTCTCTGCTGGACAAACTAATGTTTATTAAAAAAAATAAGGAGATAATTGATGGCTAATAGAGACTATATCGTGTTTGATTGGGAGACAGGATCAAGAAATCCACATAAAACACAGCCAACACAAATTGCTGCTATAGCATTAGACGGCCGAAGCTTGAATCTTAAGGGAACATTCAATAGTGAAATTAAGCCAATCTTAGATGAAGAAAAGGCCATTGCGGCTGGCCTTGATCCAATTCAAGATGAAGCCTTAAGGATAACTGGCAAAACAAGAGAAAAGCTAGAACTGGCACCATCATTAAAATCAGTATGGAATAAATTTACCAAATTTGTAGATCAATATAATTGGAAGGGTGAACCATTCTTTGCGCCAATCCCTGTTGGTTTTAATATTATTGGGTTCGATATGCATATTATAAATAGACTGTGTAAGGAATTTGGACCTTGGGACACTGAACGTGAACAGCAAAAACTGTTTAGTAAAGTATATAAGATAGATATTATGGATAATGTATTTGCGTGGACGGAGGGTGATCCAACTATAAAGTCTATTAGCATGGACTCGTTAAGAGAAAGAATGGGCTTAAGTACAGAAAATGCTCATGACGCTCTTCAAGACGTTAAAGATTCTGCTAACATATTTATTAAACTATTAAAAACCCATAGATCAGTCTATCAGAATATAACATTTGATAAAGCGTTTGCCAACGGTGGATTATATGTTAAATAATTTTATTATAGATTATAACTGTGATAAGACTTGGAAACTATTTGCGGAAGGAAAGACTAAAGGAATCTTTCAGCTAGAAAGTAATCTTGGTAAATCTTGGTCAAAGAAATTAGCACCTATTAATCTTGAAGAATTGTCTGCCTTAATTGCCATTATTAGGCCGGGAACTTTGAAAGCTTTTGTTGATGGGAAAAGCATGACACAGCACTATGTTGACAGAAAGCATGGTAGAGAGGAAGTAACATATTTGCATCAAGCGTTAGAAGAAATTTTAAAGCCAACCTATGGTATTCTGGTCTACCAAGAACAATCCATGCGTATAGCACAGAAGATAGCAGGATTCAATTTACAGGAGGCTGACGTTCTCCGTAAGGCCATTGGAAAGAAAAATGCTGCCCTAATGAATGAAGTTAAAAAATCATTTATAGAGGGTGCCAGTAAGGTTAATCTTGTTACAAAAGATGAAGCTGAACAAATCTTTGGCTGGATAGAAAAATCTGCTAGATATGCTTTTAATAAATCTCACAGTGTTTCATATGCCGCCTGTTCATATTGGAGTGCTTATTTTAAAGCACATAACACAAAAGATTTTTTCTTATCATATTTGTACCATGCGTCAGAAAAGCAAGATCCTCAACAAGAAACTTATGAATTAATTTCAGAGGCTAAGTTGTTTGATATACAGGCTAAAACTCCATCATTAGCTAATTATAGCGATAAGTTTAACTTTAAGAATGGTAAAATATATTTTGGAATTAAGGATATTAAGTGTTTAACTGGCAAAACTGGCGATAAGTTAATAGAGGCTATAAAAGAAGTTGAATCAGAACTAGGTAAAGATATAACTAAATGCAATTGGGTTGAAATATTATTATATCTTAGTCCAAAAGTAAATTCGGCAGCATTTAAGGCATTAGCGTCTATTGGATTTTTTAGAGATTTTGCAGACACAATAACCAGAAATAAGGCTCTATATGATTATGATATATATAGAGTTCTTACAAAGTCAGAACAAACTTGGTTAAGTTCAAATTATCAAACTAAAAAATGGACAACGTTTGTAGATTGCTTGAAGGATTTAGCACCAACAAAAAAAGAGGGTGGTGGCACAAGTAAAACTGATAGAAAACAAGTAATTGAAAATGAAATACAGTTACTCATTAGTCCACCATATGATCTTCAAGATGATGTTAGTTGGGTTATAGATCAAGAGATTAAATTTTTAGGTTGTCCCGTTAGCATGACGAGGGTAGAAACTTCTGATACATCTGCTGCCAACACCACTTGTAAGGAAGTTGTTAATGGTAAAAGCGGTAAAGATTTGTGCATAGTAGCAAATGTTCAAAGAATATCAGATTATAAAATAACAAAGGGGGAATCTAAGGGGCAATTAATGTCATTTTTAACAATCGAAGATGACACTTGCATTTTAGATAGTGTTATAGCTTTTCCAAAGGTTAAGGAAAAATATAAATATATTCTCTATGAAGGCAATAATCTAATTTTCTGTGGATCAGTTAGTGAAAATGATAATTCTTTCATAATCAATAAAATTTATGAAACCTAACAGTGTTTTTTTAGTTTGTAGTTGCTAATATATTAAGATAAGGAGATGATTGATGAATATATGTTCATTTACTGGTTATCTTGTTGAAGATCCACGGATAACTATGGTTGGCGATGTTGTTAAAGCCGACTTTGTGATGGTAGTCTATACATATAGAAAAACCAAAAATGGTGAAAAGAGTAGAATTCCTACATATTTACCATGCGAAGCTTGGCATACTGGTGCTGAAACACTAGAAAAATATGCCACCAAAGGCACTAAAATAAATATACATGCGTCTGCTAGAAACGCATCTAGAGAGAATAGTTCTATTATATTTAGAATAAATGAATTTGACTTTTGTCATCAAGACTTTGAGGATTAATATCTATGAGAAAAAAACGCATATTGTTTTGCAGCGAAGCAACATTTTTAAATACTGGATATGCAACTTACACTAGAGAAATATTAAATTATTTACACAGCACTGGTAAATATGAATTAGCCGAAATGGCTTCTTATGGGGAAAAGAATGATCCAAGAGCATCTGGAGTTCCTTGGAAATTTTATGGCGTTGTTCCCAACGAACGGTCTAGTGAAGAAGAGAAAAAACACTATGCTAGCGTTCCAACGGCAGCATTTGGCGAATTAGCTTTTGAATCTGTTTGTTTAGATTTTTTGCCAGATATTGTTTGTGATATTAGAGATTTTTGGATGTTAGACTTTCAAGAACGCTCCCCGTTTAGACCATTTTATAAGTGGTGTATAATGCCAACTGTAGACGCTCGTCCACAGGCTAGGCAGTGGATAGCAACTTATCAGTCTGCTGACGCTTGCTTAACATATTCCGAATGGGCTGGAGAAGTATTAAAACAACAATCTGGCGGCAAAATAAACTATCTTGGTATATCATCACCGTCAGCACATCCAGCATATGCTCCAGTAGAAAACAAAAGAGAGCATAGAATTAATATGGGCATTGATCCAGATGCCAAGATTGTTGGTACAGTAATGAGAAACCAAAGAAGGAAATTATATCCAGACTTATTCGAAGCTTTTAGATTGTTGCTAGATAGTGTCGAAGATAATTCTAAGTATTTATTATACTGTCATACTAGTTATCCAGATCTAGGATGGGATATTCCAGAATTACTACAACAATATCAATTATCTTCTAAGGTATTATTTACTTATATTTGTGGTCAAACTGGTAAACCGTTTCCATCCCTATTTCGTGGAGCAATAACACAGTCTCCATATACCCATCAATATGGCGCAACTTTATCTAACGTTAAAAAGGGAGCTAACTACTCAGACTTATCGAATATTATTAACTTGTTTGATATCTATGTGCAGTATGCTAATTGTGAAGGTTTTGGTTTACCGCAAGTAGAAGCTGCCGCTTGCGGAATACCAGTTATGGCAACAGATTATTCAGCAATGGAAAGTGTTGTTAGAAATCTGGGTGGAATACCAATTAAACCAAAATCACTCTATAAAGAACTTGAAACTGGATGCTTTAGGGCTGTCCCAGATAATCAATTAGCAGCAACAAAGCTAATAGAATTCTTTAATTTGTCAGAAGAGCAAAGACAACAAATGTCGATCTCTACTAGAGAAGCGTTTTTAAAACATTATCAATGGGATAAGAGCGGTAAAGCTTGGGAAGATTATTTTGATAGTGTAAATATATTACCAGATAACTTGGGCTGGAAATCTCAGCCAAGAATCAAAAGACCAAAGCCAAAACCAGAAACTTTACCTAATACATCAATTAAGGATATGGTTAGGTGGTTAATAAGTGAAGTATTATGTGAGCCAAATAAGTTAAATACATTTATGGAAACAAGACTAATTAGAGACTTAACACATAAAACCACAACATCAGTAACTGGTGGAATGTATTTTAATGAAAGTTCTGCCGCGTTTGATGGAGTCTTATCTAGAAACCCATTTAACTTTGACATAGCCTATGATAACATGGTGGCACTATGCAACAGAAGAAATTATTGGGAACAAAAAAGGGTGGAGGTATTAAAAGCAAAATGAAAGTTTTATACATAGGCCATTATAAAGAGGGTAGCGGTTGGTCAGAAGCTGCCATTAATTATATATTGTCTGCTACTAAATCTAATATTGATATTGTTTGTAGAAATATAAAATTAAATAATAATCCTCCAGCAAAAATTGATCCTATAATTAGTGAGTTGGAAAATAAAGATCTTAATAATATAGATTATTGTATTCAACATGTTTTGCCACACCATCTAGTTTCTACTAATAAGTTTAAAAAAAATATAGCTTATTTTGCTGGCGAATCAAACACATTAAAATATAATATTTGGATAGATTATCTAAATAAAATGGACTTTATTTGGGTTCCGAATAGCACTTTAAAAACTAATCTTATAAGTGATGGTTTATCAGAAAATAGAGTAAGAGTTATTCCACACGCTTTTGATTTAAGTAAATATCAGTATAAAAATTCAAATATTAATTTTGGACCAAATAATTACAAGTTTAAGTTTTATTATATTGGTGAATGGAATGATAGAAAAAATTTAGAATCTATAATAAGATGTTTTCATTCTGAGTTTGCTAATTATGAACCTGTATCATTAGTATTAAAAGTAAAAAAGCCGGGAATAAATAGTAACGATGTTTCTAAGCATATAGAAAATATGTGTTCACAAATAAAAAGTGAAATGAGAATATATCCAAACATTAATGATTACCATAGTGAAATAATTATATCTGACAATATGACTAACGATCAAATACATGCACTTCATAATGCTTGTGATTGTTTTATTGGCCCATCACACGGTGAAGGTTGGTCTATACCAGCTTTTGAAGCTATGTGTTATGGAAAAACTCCAATCTGTAGTAATGAAGGTGGAACTAAAGAATTTATAGATCAGAACAATAAAGATACTGGATATTTAATAGATGGAACATATTCTATATGCAATCATTCTGATTCAGCTTTTCCGCATATATTTACAGGTAAAGAAGAGTGGTTTCAGCCCAGTGAATCAGAAGTTAAAAAAGCTATGAGATATTATTATGAAAATAGAAATAATATTGATAGACTAGCTGGTATTAAAAACGCTGAAAGATTCTCATATGAAAATATTGGTAAAGTAATAAAGGATAATTTAAATGATTAATAACTCTACTAAAAGATTAATTAATATTGCTAATAGGGCAAAGCCACAAAAATATCGTATCTTAACATTCCCAACACACGAAAGATATGAAACCCAGCTATGTAAAACTGGTCACGATTTCTATTCTTTTCATATGCCAAAATTAAAAAAGTGGAACAAAGAACAGTGTCCAACCCCATCTAATTATTATATATTGCCAGAATCTCAGGCTTGTGAATATTTAAACTACGATTTTATTTTAGTACAAAGCAAGTTTTGGCAATTTCAAGTAGCTCAACAAATCAATCAAATAACTAATATACCAATTATATGTTTAGAACATACTATACCAACCCCACAAACAATATCAGAAGAACATATTCATATGATGCAAAATATGTTTGGAGATATTAATATCTTTATATCAGAATATTCTCAACGGGCTTGGAATATAAACTATAATACTGGCATTATCTATCATGGCATAGATTCCAACGCATTTAAGCCAATGGAAGTTAGCAAAGAAGAATGTATTTTAACTGTTGCCAACGACTTTAAGAATCGTGACTATTGTTTAAATTATAGTGGGTGGCAAAGGGTAACTGATGGTCTAAATGTTAAAATTGTTGGTGATAATAATAACGGTTATAAGCCAGCTTCATCTATTGAAAATCTAGTAGAAGAATATAACAAGTGTTCTATATATTTCAATAGTTCTACTTTA